CGATGTGGTTGGGGAGCTGGCAAGACTTCAGCGCTAGTATTCAGCATCCTCTTTATTTCCAAGTGGCGCGCCGGGAGCTCCAGCTTACTGGTGACCGACACCAACCCCAGATACAACTCTGTGTTGATGCCTGAGATGGAAAAATGGTTGTCGCCATTGGGCTGGACCTATAACCACTCTCTGAGGCAGTGGCTAGACCCAACCACAGGCTCAACGGTGTGGTGTCGCTCTTACTTTCGACCCGGCACAAGGGACGCAACCCATAACCCGCTTGAGGGTTTGAATATCACCTCTGGCTGCTGTCTCATCGACGAGTGCCAGACGCTCACCGCTGAGGTGGCGCATAAAGCGCTTGGTCGTCTGCGCTCAGGTCCATCTCCCATCATGATCCTTGTGGGCCTTCCTGTGGCTGACGCTTGGTGGTGTGCTATGGCTGAGGGCGCTGGGCTATCACCTCTGCTCTTCACCTCATACGTCAACAAGGCCCATCTCTCTGACGAGTGGTTTGAGGCTACTGAGCTGCTCCCTAAAGAAGAGCGTGAAGCCATGGTGATGAATAAGCCGCGTCCACCAAGCGGCTTGGTCTATTCAGAGTTTGACGTTGATACGATGGTGATTGATGATTGGGAGTACTCGCCAGAGATGAGCGCGAGGATTGCTATTGACTGGGGATTCAGAAAGCCATCAGTGCTCATCCTCGCTCATGATGAACGGTTAGGCGCTGATGTGATCTGTGCTGAGCTGAACCCCAATGAGGTCACCATTGAGCAGCTAGCCTTAATGATCCTCGCTATTGCTTGGCCGCGCTCGATTCAGGACCAAGCGCCAGCGCCTCGCATATGGCTTGATGAGGGTTGCGCTGACAAAGCCGGCAAAGCTCGCAACGACCAAACCGGCGCTTCAGCATTTCGAGCAATGCGAGCAGCTCCCCCCAAAGGTTTAGGGATCCCGTTGAGGTCAACCACTGATCCAATCAGAACCGATATTCTCAACGGGGTGCAGAAGCTCAAGCGAGCATTCACGCGGCGTCAATATCTCATCACTCGTGAAGTCTGGGACGCTGGCGAACGCTCACCGGGCAACTCAATCAGGAAGGCGCTGCTCTCTTATCAGTGGGAGCGAACCAAAGAACAGCCTAAGAAGGATGGGCGAGAAGACCCACTTGACGCGCTCAGATATGATTGCATCATGTGGCGATGGGCAGATGATTCCACAGTGGACCGGCGCAAGTATCAACCCAGAGCCTCACCGCGATCAAGAAAGGTCAGGGTTGGAGGCGCTAGAGCAAGAGGGAACTTTTAATTGCTGAGAGAGTCAGAGCAATATAAAGAGCGGTCGCTCACAATTGTGCTTTTAGACTTGGTCAACTCAACTGGCTTTGTTGAGACCGCTGGCGCTCAACGTGCAGCGCGATGGTTTCAGTATCACGACCGGCTGACGCGCTCCCTTCTCTATCGCTTCAGCGGCCGAGAGATCGACAGGTCAGACGGGTTCCTCTTTACGTTTGATCTAGCTCATGAGGCGCTCAGCTTCGCGCTTTATTACCAGCAGACGATTCCCCAGAAGATCCACATTAAAGCAAGAATTGGGATTCATTATGGCTGTGTTGTTGAGGTGCATCAAATTGAGCTTTTGGTATTGGTGGGAGCGAAGCCCATTGAGGTGGAGGGCTTGTCAAAGAATATCGCGGCGAGGATCATGAGCTTGGCTCAACCCGGTCAGGTCTTGCTGAGCGCGCCAGCTTTTGAGCGCGTCAAGAACAGGTCCAACGGGATGACCCCAAAAGGGACGCGCTATGCTTGCGTGGGGCTTTATCGTCTACAGGGAGTGAAAGAGCCTCAGGTTATTTATGCCGCCGGCTTACATATCAAAACACTTCAGCCACCACCATCAACCGCCAAGGTCAAGAGGTTGGGCGGCCCAAGAAAGGTCAGGTCTCGAATGAGGCACAAATCATTTTTAGAGTGGTCTGAATTTATACTCCTCTTTTTATTTTGGTTAGCATTGGGCTATCTGGCCGTGCATATGTGGCCATACATTAAATTTAAATTCTGGGAGTGGTGGAATGAACAACGATGAGGAGAAGAAGACAAAGCGCGGCTGGTGGTTCTCTGTAATCTTTATGGGTTTGGTGATGGGCCTGATTATCTTTTTGGCTCGCGTGGAAATAATTGAAAAAAATAGAGATGTGCTCATTGGAATCTTGGGGATGATTACGGGTTCAATCTCCTCAATGCTCGCTATTGCCAGCGGTCGAGATCCAGCTGAGGTTGATGAGCTCAGGGGAGAGGTGGGCAAGCTTAACGCTGACAGGGCGGCGCTCATCGCTCGCCTCAGAGATGCTAATATTCAGCTTCAACTGAAGAATGATCACTTGCTGGAATTACAGCTGGCGATGATCAAGGCGCTCACCAAGCTAGAGGTGAATTTTGTTTCAGAAGAGGTTGAGCTTCATGAGCAGGTCAAGGAGTGGTTACCTTCTGTTGAAAAAAAAGAAGAAAACGGTTAGGCTTAAGGGAATCATAAGGAGCGCCCATGAATGAGCGTACAGCACCCAAACACTTAAGAGCGTCAACGCCTCGCTTTGGCGTTAAGGGAATCACAGGGACTCAGCTGAATGCCGGCACCTTGTCGGTAGAGTCTAACCCAGAGCTCACCGGCCTCAATTGGGTTCAAGCTGCTGAGGAGATGTTAAGGACTGATCCCATAGTGAGGCGCTCTTGGCACATGTTGAGGCAGACCTTACTGAGCGCTACTTGGAGATTCACTCCAGGGATTGAGGGTGACTTGGTGAGTGAAGAGCTGGCCCGGTACGCTAATGAAGCGTTTGGCCTCGACGGTCACTCGGGACAAATGGAGAGCTCATGGGAAGAACAACTGAGCTATCTTTTTGAATTTGTCCCTCTTGGTTATCGCTACGCTGAAGAGGTCTACAAGGTTGGGCCTGACTCAACGGGAAAAGTTAAGGTGTGGCTGAGTCATTACGCTGACCGGGAACCTAGCGCTCACAGTCGTTGGCTGAGTCGCGACTCTCAACACCTCGATGGGGTTCTTCAGAATATGGTTGGATCAGGGAAACAGCCAGAGCCCATCCCAGCCAACAAGCTCCTCCTGCTCACGCTCAACCGTACCGGCTCAAACTTCGAGGGCGTTGGAATGTTGCGCCCTGTGTGGTGGTGGTGGCGAACTAAGCAGCGCGTCTCAAACCTCATGTGTGTAGGGCTCGACCGTTGGGCCGTTCCGACTCCCAAGGTAGTGGTTGACCGCTCGACCGCTGAACAAATCGGGCTCACTGATGGTGATATTGACGCGATGATCAACGACGCTGAAGCTCAGGCTCAAGCGTTCATCTCATCAGAGCAGAGCTATCTTGTTGAGAACTCAGCGGTAAAGTTTGAGACTTACGCCGCTCAGCCTAATCTTTACGCTGATGGCCCAATCAATATAATTTCCAAATGTGACAGCCAGATTGCAGCCGCTTTCCTCGCTCAGTTCGCTGATTTGGGCCAGACTGAAACCGGCGCTCGATCTGTGGGAGAAATCCACCTCTCAGTATTTCGGCGCGCTGCAATTAACCTTTGTGACTTGGTGGCTGCTCAGGTGAGCGGCCCTGACCGTAGAGGAGCCGGCACGATTGGCCGGCTGATTCGCTGGAACTATGGAGCGGTTGACCCTTCTAAACTTCCTCGCCTCACTCACACTGGCCTTGACACTGATGAGCTTGGAAGCTCGCTTAATGCTCTGCCTCAACTGGTGACAGCGGGGCTCATCACTCCAGACGATGAGCTAGAGCGAGTCATCAGGGCCAAGATTGGTGCAGGGGATTTGCCTGAAGATGCTCAGCGTAGCGCTGTTTCTCGAATCCCAACTTATAGCGGTGGCGTGTCTGCTCTAGCTGAGACCCTGATCAAGAGGCGGCGCAATGGTTAAGGCGATCAAGAAGAAGAAGAAGAGGACCGAAGCCCAAACACCGGCCAAGCCTCAAGAGCGCATCAGAGGAAGCAAGGCCAATCCAGAAGGGTCAGCCAGCGGCTCACGTGGTGGCATCGAGATCGGAGAGCGAGCGCAGAAGGCGCTTGAGAACATGAGGGACAGCCACAATGAACGATACACGAACGCTCATCGCCAAGTTAATATGGGTCAGCTTAAAGCTGTGTATCGTCGCGGCGCTGGCGCTTTCTCTGTTAGTCACCGGCCTGGTATGACTCGAAATGGTTGGGCGCTGGCTCGCGTTCGAGCGTTCCTTAAACTGGTGGGTAAGGGTGAGCGCAAGAAAGCTTATACCGGTGACCTTGATCTCTTGCCTGATGGTCACCCATCCAAGCCAGCAGCTGAGAAGAAGGCTGAGCTGAATCTGAAGCGATACGATCACATTGATTTCACTCCACCCAAAGGAGCGCAAGAGGCTGGAAGGCGAGCGCTTGAGGTGAGAGAGAGCAAGCCCATTTCTCAACGTGGTATGACCTCAGTGGGCATCTCTCGAGCTCGCGACCTCTCCAACGGTCGAAAGATGAGCCCCGATACAGTACGCCGAATGCTCGCCTATTTCACACGTCACCAATCTGACAAGCAGGGCTCAACTTGGAGCGATCAAGGGAAGGGCTGGCAAGCTTGGCACGGTTGGGGCGGTGACGCTGGCTTTGCTTGGGCCCGAAAGGTAGTTAACCAAATGGACGCCGCCGATAAAAAAGCGCAAGCGCTCAGGGCATACTCTGAAGCGCTATCAACCCAACACACTTATGATATCCCTGATGGCCTCACAATTGGCCGGCCTTTCAAGACGCTGTCTCTGGGCCAAGTCAGCTCTCGAATGAGCGGTCAGGATATCGGCAAAGAGATCACTATGGAGATGCTCAGTGAAATGGTCAGAGTTTTCAACGCTCGCCGCGCTGAAGATCCTGTGGTGATTGATTGGCAGCACGCCACATCTCCTTATCAAGACGGTCCACCAGCTCCACCAGAGAGCGGCAACGCTCTGGGGCTCATCGCTGATCTTGAGCTGAGAGAAGATGGCCTTTACGCAATTCCCGCTTACAATGAGCGCGGCTTGAATGTCGTTGCTGAAGCCGGTGGAGTCTTGTGGAGCTCCCCTGAGTTTCTCGCCGGGGATGTATTTGACAGAGCTGGAGGAAGTCACATTGGAACCGCTCAGTTATTGGCGGTCACCCTCACACCCAGACCAG